CCAATAATAGTTTCCAGATAATCCTCAGTAGTGTTACTACTGCCAGTATTACTTGTAATACCGTCAACCTTTCCAGTTGTATCCTCTGTTTCACTATAATCAGTACCAGTATTTTCAGTTGTGTTAGTTTCCTCGTTTCCAGTTCCGTTCACATTGTCTGTAATCTTTCTTGCGTTTGTCAGATAGTTTTCGTTCTCCAAACCAGTTATAGCACCTTGCGGTGTATCAGAATACAAATCTCTCTTTGTTTCATCACTACCATTTGTTGTATTTCTAGTACCATTACTTGTATTATCTGTATCTCTGTTACCTGTCAGTGTTCTTTTACCAGTAGTATTATCTGTCCTCGTGCCATCTTCCTTACTCGTACCCTCGACATTCCTCTCATGCTTCCTTGTCAAGTCTACATCGTGCATAGGATTAAACTCAATCTTAGCACTCTCATAGAGCTGATTGTAATACGGCATAATCTCTTCAAGTCTTGTATTCATCCAAAGTGTCCAGATACCCACCGTTTCACAACAAATCTCACGCAAATAATAGTGCTTCAAAATTTTCTGACAAAGTACACTTCTGTATTCTTCATCAAAGAACGGTGCTTTACTCGTAAAAATCTTGTTCCACGAATTAGCAATAATGTTATCAACATCACCGCTACCACCACTCGCCTCAAGTCCACTTTTGCTCTCACACACGAACCTTACTTCGGTTGTGTATTTACTCATTATTATCACCACCTTCAGAAACGCATATTGCATAGCAAGTAAGAGCGCCTGCCCCGAATAATGTACCAACAATGAAAGCAATAAACTCACTCATTTCCAACACCCCCTATCGTTTCCGTACCTGCAGCATCTTGTATAGTATCATTGCCAACATGCTGAAAATCTTCACGATAATTTACCTCAATATTAGTACCAAACATGGCGTTAATTTTTTCAACAGCCTGCCTTCTACTCTCTAATCTACTGTACCTACTTGCTATAGTACCACCTTGATTCCTAGTTACCTCATCACTAATTAACCTTTCTTTTTTCTGAATGTTAATATTACTGATACCAAGATATGTCAATGCTTCATTCCATATTTGCGTCTTTAACTGGTACAACTTATCGCAAACATACGGCGCACCAGTCTGCAACACCTTTAACGCATTTAAGTCCAAGTTTTTATCACCAAAGATGAACGGTGCGTTACCCTCAAACTCCTTATACAAGTTAATTAGCGTCAACCTTTGTTTCTCTGTACCCTGCACTAAAACCGGTGTTTTCTGTGCATTTGCATTAACATCAATAATCCTGTCAATGTTGTACAATCTCCTAGCGAACATTTTAACATCAAGTATACTATTCGTGTGCAAGTAATTGTTCCATATAATAACGCTATTACTCTCTTTCATTAACTTCTGATAGTTGTTATATCCAGAGTAAGCCCTACGCAAAATCGGATTACCATACACATCAAGTCTGCCATTCGCAATACAGTCCAGACATAAGTTCCCAAGAACATCATCATCAAAGTACACCATGCAACCAGTTTCAAATAGATGCAGTTCAAGATACCTTGCGTCAACACTAGGTGGCAAGTTTTTCCATTCAAACATACTTATAGCCAATTCTGTCAGCCTGTTCAAATACTGAGTATATGTCAAGTAATTCAGTGTAGCACTGTCACCAAACATATCTGTACTTCCACGCTTTCTGCCCATATCTTAATCTCACCACCTTTACACTGTATTATCCAAATTATACTGCCCAACCTCTGAACCATTCTTCCAGAACGTAATACCATTATCATAGATATTACAAATCTTCCGCATATCATCAGCAGGAACACTACCAGTTACCGTTGCACCAACAGTTTTAACATAGTTCCAATGTGGTCTACTACTTCTGTTCGGTTTTTTTACCCTATGAACAGCATAACCAAACATAGTAAAATACTCGTCAATCATGCGCGCGTATTCTTTACAAACACTACACCTTCCACCGTAAAACTGTTGCTTATGATTGGCAACATTACCACCACCATTATTAAGATTGCCTTTACTAATATCAGCGGCAATAGAAGCCTGATAAAACTGTGACATAAGACCACTAGCCTGTCCTATAATACCAGAACCAATGACCGCATTAGGGTTTGTGCTATATGCACCTGCAATCCCCATCTGTCCAACGCTGGAGATGGTATTCATGGCAATAGGCACACTATTTTGTGCCACCCATGCTTGATAAGCGTCTACATTCCATGAACACATTGGATAACTGTTAAGCTGTAAACTTTCTGTATTCAATGTAGTATAACCGCCAAGACTGCTATATCCAGCAACACCTTTATAACTACAAGGTCTAAGTATTGCAACAACTGGTTGTGTCACTGTGCCACTTATTTCAACAACTGGTGTGCGGTTTTTAAAGAACTCATAACGTAAACTTAATTCACTACCGCTTGCATTATCAATATGATAAAAGTTATATGGATAAGTGTACAACTTTTTATTCTTAGGTTTATACCCATCAATAGTATCATTAGTTGAAACACCTGCAAGCGTAACAGTTGTTTTAGATGCACTCGCGCCATAACTCAATCTATGATTATTTGGTATAGTTCCGCCAATAAAAATCTTAGGAAACATATACATACCAATGATAGCGTCTGGTTTCTGAACATATTCATTAACTTTATCGTTGATACTCTGTACGTCTGTACTGGTATATACCCATAACTGTGCTGAACCATATATACCGTCATATAGTGTACCATCTGTTGTATCACTTGTATCAACAATAGCAAGGCACACTGCCATATCTGTCATGTGCGTTATAGGCTGATAATCATTCATCACATACTCACCAGTAGCAACAGTTTCTGGTTCGATATGATCACCAATGGCATCAGTTACTGTATGTTCACGTTCAACAAAACAATAGTCCGGTTCGCAATCAAAGAACCATGTCTGCATAACATCAAGTTCGAAGTAAATTTCTGCGCACTCATTGTTCACAAATTCAACCGATGTTATGAACGCATAAAACCATTTATTTCCGTAAGATGTATTCTGAAACATCATGTAATTACAGTCGTACAGATTGTCTGCTTTAATTCCAACTCTAGCTATACCACGTTTTACTCTTTGGTATGTGTAATTAGTTAGATTATATTTCTGCAAACCAATAAAGTAATTATACTGCGCTGTTGCACTTGCAAAGTATATTGTGTGGTCATAGGTTGTATCAAGAGGTACGTCTTTAAGCAACCTTATATTTGTTGTAGGTTGTATATACATACAATCACTCCTTTACACAATTTTCTAGTAAAGGGTATATCAGAAAACTGATACACCCTTACAGTTAAAATATCAGTCTTTGTTAAGAGTAACAGTTGCGTCAACAGTAGTAGAACCATTGATGGTAGTATCCGCAGTGTAAGTAGTTCCATTAATCTCTGCAACAAGTGTGATGTCTGTTGCAACCTGTGAAGCTGGGATAATAAGTCCACCGTATTTCTGAACAGCGATACCAACAGTTGTAAGTTCTTTTGTCTGAACAAAGTTTACATTCCGCGGATTAAGTCCTGCTTCTTCAAAGTCAGCACTGATAGTAAATACAGTAGCATCATCACTTTCATCTTTAGCGTCCACATGAACAGTAACAGTTTCAGGCAAAGCAACGTCTGCGGCAGATGTAACAAACACAACAGCATTTGCGTACGGAGAATTTGACACCGTTTTCCAAGTATGATAGAAATAGTTCCAGTACAAACCAGAGGCAACATACTTCTCCGTGAATTTGTTGTTATTGTCGTAAACCTGAAACCAGTTTTCGTCCAAAATAACTGCCTTTACATTAGCTAACAGTGCTAACTCGTCTGATGTTACTTCTTCGATACCGTCAGAGTTTGCTCTGATAATATCAAAACGCTCATTGTCAAAATCAGTCCAGTTGTCAATGAGGAACAGCCTGCCCATGAAGGCAGACTTATCCATGTTGAATGCACTTGCAAGCACATTTACGTCAAACTGTGCATTGAACATAGCATCCATGAAGATAACCTGTCTATCTTTCGGTGTGTTAGTCTTAACTCCTGCTTCGTTGTACTCATTTGACATAAACGGTAACAGGTTAGACGTTCCTCTAAACTGTACAGCCGCTTCGCTAAGTTCTGTACCTGCTCCAATAGAAGTAGGGAACATTTTTCCGTTACTGATTGCTTTGATAAGCAGGTACTTAAAGAGCAGGAACTCGTCGTACTCTGCGGCGGTATAAACAGAATCTACAATCTTAGTAATAAGGTTCTGAACGCCTTCAATGTTAAGAAACGCCTGCCGTAAGTCCTCATCCTGAATAGTAACAGGGTACATTACTCTCCAGTTCATAACGTGAAATGCTGAACGCACATCTGGGATAGTTCTCTGAAACTCACGTTTAGCCGCTTTTTCAACATTGAAGTCAACAGCTTTTGCGATAGATACGAAAATATCCTCGACAGTTTCTCCGTACTCAATGTAACCTTTCTTTAGGATAGAATAAGGGTTGTTAAAGGTTGCACTCTGTACACGCACGATTGCAATTCTGTTTACCAGAGCATTGATAAACTGGTTTGCAAATGCAGGTGTACCATAGATGATTTCTCCCACTCTGGGAATGTCATTGACAGTTGCAACTTCAGGTACGTTCTGCTGATAATCATAAGAAGCGTTCTGTCGGATTACGTTGAGAATGTCAATGGTTGACGCATTAAGCGTACTGTTTGCAATTCTTCTTGGCATGATTTAATCTTCCTTTCTTAAATGAATTTATTGCTAAACTGCTGTAAACAGTTCTGCAAACGTCTTAGGTTTAGGTGTGTCATCTGGTTTAGGTGGTTCGGGGTCAGGGTTTGGTTCTGAACTGTAAAAACGTTCAGTATATTTTTTCCGCCATTCAGCGTCATTTTCTTCGTACTTAGTTTTCCAGTCTGTTCCGTCACCTTTTGCCTTTGTTTCAAGGTCTGTAAGTGTGTCGCTAATATCTTCAATAAAAGCGATTGTTTCATTATCAGTCTGCTCACCAACTCTGGCTCTCACTGATTCAAGAATTTCTTCTCTAGTTTTTACTGCCATAATGCTCTCCTTTCTATGAGATTTTTGTCCACTTTGTAGTGTCAAATAAGACGCTTAATCTTAATGAAAGAGGGTGATTAGGTGAAAGCATAATTACACCATCTTCTGTTACCATAATAACAAATCCCTCTTCATGCTTATAAGTACCTGCTTTGAACGGCATATCTGTTTCTCCTTTCTTATTAGTAATGGTATTTTATCCACATCCATATAGGCATTTTCTTTTTACGTTTAGACGGTGTACCACCGCCACCACCGCCTGCTGATAAGTAACGGTACAACATTACAGCATTATTAAGTCTTTGCTCTTCTGTCAAATACGTATTTTGGTTGTACCATTCTTTTATGTTGGTATTGTTAGCATTTGCAATAATATAGTAATAACAAGCATTTGCATAAGTTACTCTGGTATTCCATGAACTATCATGTATACCCTCCCAACATAGGTTATAAGCGTGTGTTAGCATTTCTAAGTCTGTACTATCAGACGTTAAAAAATCTTGTAATGAAGTAAATGGATATTTGCTATTTTTATACCACACATTTTCATGTATTAGAAAAGCTAATTGTCCGTTACCGTCATCACTAGCATAACCATTCTCTTGCAACCAAGTTAGTAACTGATAAAGTCTACCATGTTTATCTCCACCTGTGTTAGTCCATTGTCCTAACCCGTAACCTTTTAATAGGTCTGTTGGAAGTCCAGGAGTTAGATTTTCCCATACACCAGGTGATAACGTACTTTCTTGCCACATATTACCCGCTATCGCAGCTGCTACAACTGCACTTACACCGTAACCACTTGCACCACCGTCTCCGTATCTAAACAGTCTAGGAAATGAACGCTCATAATTTGCATTTCCACCACTTGAACCAATACTAACTTGATTAGCAAGTGTAGCGTTACCTGTATGCGCTCCCATGAAAACACCTTTACCACTTCCACCACGATAGCACATTTCTGTGTGTCCACCTGATAGACCTATATCTCCTGCTAGGTATTCACCACTTGCGTTAACTTCTGTAAACCCTAAGCGCAAAAGTTCGGACGCTTCTGAACGAGTGGTAAAGGCATTACTATTTGGTGCATAAGCGGGTGTTACAAAACCACCTGCTAGTAACGCATAGTTTATAAATGAAGAACAGTCATAGTATGTTATCCCTCCAACTGTTTGTGCGTTACGATATGATTGTGAATAACCAACATTAGGTGCATTACACGTTTCAATTGCCCATGAATATGCACGATTTATGTCTGGCATATATTACACTTATGCTAACATCTGGTTTACAAGTTTCTGAATAGCAGAATAGTCATAACCTGCGGCGGTAAGTTTCTGCTTTCTTGTATCACCATTTCCCCACTTGCCTGCAATTACTTCTCTTGCAATCTCTCCGTTAGATTTTAACTCTTTTCCAGACAAGAGTGCGTTTACTTTTTTCTGCACTGTGTTGTAATCATAACCCGCTTCTGTGATAAGTTTTTTGCGTGTATCTCCGTTACCCCATTTACCTGCAATGACTTCTCTTGCAATGGTGTCAACGGAAACATCTGGTGCTACATCTGTGTTCTGTCCTACATATCTAAGGTGTACATCCCACCCACCAGAGTATTCATAGTAACTTCTGATACAGATTTCCTTTCCAGTCTGGTCACCAGTTTTACCACCAGTTGCCGTTCCTTTTTCATTGATTGAAGCGTGAGCAATCTGCGTATTGCTGATACTCATAACAACATGATGCTGTGTTTTAAGATGTACGTCTCCTGGCAACCACGGTGCTTTACAATCAATAAAACCTGCTTTACGCAACTGTGCTTCCAGATTACCAGTCCATGAGTAAGGTGATACATTAAAACCTGCTTCATGTAGTGCAGTTCCAACAAGTGAAGAGCAGTCATAATCTGGTCCATTTCTGTGCGTCTGGTCATAACCGTGTGTGTTATCGTTTGCAGTATCAATCATGAACTGAACCGCTTTCATAATGTTAGGCATACTTTAGTCCTCCTTTTTAATCTCGGAAATGTGAAATAGTTCCATCAGTTTTTCCGGCAGAATGTCGGAGTTAATCTTGCAAATGTTTTCAAGTATAGACACCAATTCAGTTGTACACACATATAGAATAATGATAGGAAGAACTGATATTCCAAGGTGAAAACCTATTCTAGTACCCTGTGTGTCAACTAACCAAGCTACAAAGTAACATAACATGAAGCCTACCTTTTTGAAAAGACCGTCACGCAATTTTGCTGATTGAATTTCTTTGTTTTTAATCGCTGTTATGAAACCAGTAATGAGGTCTAAAGCATTGAAAACCAGTGCAATAATTATAGTGT